CTGTACAGCTCGGACCCGGTAACCACGAAGTCCAGGGGTGTCATGAATGCGGAGAACACGCTCTCGTCCAGGTTTACCGACGGAATATACTTCTTCACGATGTCCAGAATCCTCGTGGCGTCGGTGTCACTGATGGGGGTTGCGAGCAGGTCCCTTCGGATATTCTCGTACACCTGCGAACCGTCCGGAATAGTAGGCTGTGCCGGGTCCTGGAAATCGTAGAGCCAGTTATACATCAGGCCGTTCACCTTGTATCCTTCCAGCAGGTACTCGTCCTCGCCGGTCGGGTAGTACTTCCCGTCCTTCTTCCTGTAGAGGTCCTTGAGGGCGGTAAACCTGACCTGGTTCATGTACTTCACGTTGATTCCGCCGTTGGGCAGCTTGGTGTTGAGCACGTCCTCACCATAGGCCGAGGCGTACTTGACATCTGCGTAGCGGCGGAGGAAAATCTTGTATGCCTCCCTGTTCACTAGACGGTCGAGCGTGTTGAAGATGGAAGACGCGTTGTTCTTGATTGAGTCGGCGGACTCGATATTGAGGCCTCCCCGGATATCCGAGGTAAGGCAGATGTTGAGGTCGTTGATGGTGGTCTCGGTTTCCTGGCCGTCCTTGGTGGTAATCGTTATGCCGCTGCCGGCAGTGGACAGGGCGGTCCCGAACACGCCGAGCATGTTGCCGGCCTCGCCCTTTGTGGAGAAATAGGTCACCTCTATGTTGCCGAACGGGATTGCCGACTTCAGGCCGTCGCCGAACCTGAGCGAAACGGTGCCGTCATTTGCCGTCTCGACCAGGACGGTATAGTTGTTGCTGTAGTTCCCCTGGGAAACCGACGTTTCCGACATCTCCTCGGCATGCGTCTCGTCAAGGCCAGGGTCCTCCAGGCCCCTCCGGGAGATTCTCCAGTAGAGCTTGTCGTCTATGACCACGTCCGGGTCGATGTTGTCAATCAGGGTAGCGTCGGAAGTCACCTTGGTGAAGCATGCCGGGCGGTGGGCCACGTTCCCGTCGTCGGAGAAGTTCGGGTCGTTGTCGCCGAAATAGTCGGAGAAAGTCCTGTCGGTAATGTAGAATACCTGGTTCTGGCGGCCGTTCGAGATGAGTACTTCCTTCTTGGCTTGCCCCTCGGCGAGCACGTTGGTGCCGCTGGTCAGCTCCATGAGGCCCGTCTGGTTCACGTCCATGTCATAGTCATAGTCGAATTCCATGTCAGCCATCGAAGTGAGGGTAGCGCCGGACATACTGAACACGGTCCCCTTGGGGATGAACACCTTCAACGTGGAGTGTTCCCTGATTTCGGCTATGCGGATACCGATGGAGCACTTTGCCGGGACCGGGCGACGGATGCTGTACCCGAGGGAACGGGCGCCGGCATAGATTGGCGGCTTGGCATACGCCGTTTCCAGCCAGGAGTTCTCGAACGCGGATTCTACCCAGTTCGCGGTCAGGTCACCGTAGCCGGCGAACAGCTCGAGCATCATCTTGCCGTAGGCGCTGTCGCCAAGGTCGGCAAGAGGGCCTTCCTTGGCCCGGACAATGTCCATCAGGTGCTGCTTGATGTCATCAAACGAGATATTTGTGTATTTTCTTGCGACTGCGGTAGAAGCCATTTCGGTATCCTCATCGATTATCGGTAGTTTATATCCCCCGGGGGCAGGGTCGCCATATAAACTACACCAAGAGGTAAAAACGTGCCATCATTGCCGCTAGACATCAAGGGTTACGTACGGGCCAGGCATGTGCTGGTTCCCGAGTTCAGCGTACAGGCCAACGTCTCCAAGCCGCTATGGGCTGACAAGGCCGAGGGATACATAGACCGTACCCCGCTGTCCCACTACAACCAGCCGGACTTCGAGCAGACTACCCGTCTAGGCTATGGCAGTTTCTTCCGCAACGAGAACGCGTTCCATGCACAGAAGAAGTACAAGGATACTACCTACGACTGGATTCGCAACCACGGCGACAGGTTCCTCTACTACACGACGACCTTCGACACGTCGGCGAACCCGCTGACCAAGGAAGACAACGCACGTTCAATCGACCGCGTATTCGACCTCAAGGCTAAAATCACGTTCACCCCGCAGAACGAAATCTACAAGCGTTTCGGCATCCAGTTCACCGACAAGACCGAAGTTTTCATCCACATGGGACTGTTCCTGGAGAGGAACTACCGGAGCCTCCGGGATGCCGGCATAGAGCCCCTGTGCGACCCCGGCCTCCACGACCCCGAATGGTCGCAGCGCGGCTATTCCCAGTTCGTCTACCACGGCTACACCGCCGCGCAGATATTCCCGAAGGCCGGCGACTTCATGAAGCTGGAATACAACAACATTCTGTACCAGATTTCGTCCATCACCGACGAGCTTCCCGACTACGAGTACATGTGGCACAAGTACTGGTGGAAGGCATACATCGAGGTGGCAACCGACAACGGCCAGAACGTCTCCCAGAACGTCAAGGACGACCCGCTGCAGCAGCACTTCATCGACAACCTGTTCGGCTCGACATCCCTCGGGAAGGCGACCGACGGGGATGCCACGGCTACGCTGGCGGACAGCACCGGGAACCCGCTCACCCTCGACAAGGACACCCTGCAGGCGCTCAAGGACGACGTGCTGTTCAGGCCGCCCGAGGTAGACAAGTGTGTCAAGGACGTATCCGGGGACCCGAACTACCAGCCATGCGGTGCACTGCTGGGTTCCTGGTAATTTGCTATATTTGTGATAGAACTTTCAAAAGAAAATTAAATATGGATTTAAAAGTTTGCTCAATATGTGGCTTCCCGCTGAAGCACTTCTGGCGGAACGCCGACCCAATCAAGAACGACATCTGTTGCGACCGTTGCTTTACGATGAAGGTGGTTCCCGCCCGCGAGGAGAAAATCCGGGAGTGGAACGCCGAGGAGAAGCTCCGTACTACCCTTGTAGAGAACAAGGGTAAGGTCGAGCAGGTGGATACCGGATGTCCCACGGGCAAAATCTGCTACAAGTCGAAGGTTGATGCCGAGTACGCCCTGTACAAGTGCGGGGTGAAGCAGACCGGGAACCGGCACGAGAAGGCGGTATACTTCTGCCAGCAGTGCAAGTCGTTCCACCTGACGAGCCACGACCTGCTACCGTCCTGGAAGGACCGGAACCGCCCTGGCAACTACGTGAATCCCGGTCCGGCAAAATATGTCCCAACGTCCCGCGAAGTGGAATGGTAATTTGCTATATTTGGGTACATGAGTATCCAGACCTTCATTTCAGTGGACACCGAAACCGGTGGCCTTTTCCCAGACCAGAACCCACTGCTGTCGGTAGGCATCGGCGTCTATGCGCTTGACCCGGCAACGCTGACCTACACCACGGTCAGCGAGAACGAATGGACCCTGAAACCTAGCCAGTTCCAGGGAGTCGCCGTCGACCCGGAGGCAATCCGTACAAACCAGCTCGACCTCGAGTCGCTCGAACGTGACGGCTACCTCGCCACCGACGTTGCAGCCAATATCTGCGCTGTTCTTGACAAGGCAAAACAGGCCGGTGGACGGTTCCACATTCTTGGGCAGAACTATGCCTTCGACCGCGGGTTCCTCCACAGGTACATCCCGGACCCGGCGTTCCACAGGCTGGACATCAACGTCCAGGTAGACCTGATGACCCTGTCTGCAGCCTACAACTCAATCGTCTGCCCGGACTGGGACCACCCTCCAACACGAAGTCTGGGCAGCATGTGCGCCAGGCTCGGAGTAACCAACGAAAAGGCCCATAGTTCACTGGCGGACGCAAGGGCAACGTTCCTCTGCTATGTCGCCATCCAAAAGAAATTCAGGGAAATCGGACGCATCGTCCAGATTACCAAGGACAATGCCATAAAGCACAACGAGCTCAACCTGCTCGTATCGAACCTCACGTAAAAGAAATCCCGGGTTTCTCCCGGGATTTTCCGTTAACTCAAGTCCGTCATCATGAAGGTGCCCGGAGCTTCCTGCTTCATCAGCTCGAACAGCTTGTCCCACTTCGCCGTGGCATCCGTGTAGATTAGGGTACCGTTAATCTTACCGCCGCCAGGGATGGCATAGTCGTCGCGCTTGAGGATGTCACCGAGCTGCTGCTGGGCCCTGGCCACAGCCATGTCGCGGAAGATGACATTGTTGTACAGTTCGGACTTCTTCGCCTTCGTGTACACCATGGCGATTGCGTTCCTCGGGGTCTTCGGTGTCGGGAACACACGGAGCAGATGGTCAATCGGGTGCAACTTGATGTTGTACTGAGTACCAACCAACTTCTTCACGTCCTGCAGGTAGCGCATTGCACCGGTCATAGTAACGAGGTCGAACTGGCCAAGACCACCCATACCGGCACCACCGACACCGATGAGTGATTCACCGGGGCCGACGTCCCAGGCCATCATAGGGCTGAACGTGTTACCGTAGGACGGCGTCAGCTCGACGACGTTCATGACTTCCTCGGGTACGTGGTACTCGATTACGCCAGGCTGGAGCCTGATGAGCATGTAGTCGACATAGGCCGACTCGTCGAAGCAGTAACGGTAGAAGTAGTCCGCGGTATCGTTGATTGCCATGTATACGTGGCCGAGACCGTGATGCTCCTCCACGACCATCTCGATTTCGTTCACCTGGCCGCCCATCCTGGAAATGATGTAGCGTGCCATGTCGTCAGTAGTTATGAAGTGTACGTTCATTGGGTACCTCGTTATGCACAGTTTATCTATTCTTTTTGCTATATTTGGCATATGTCACTGATAGACCGAATGAACGTCCCCAACAGCGTGTTCATAAGCACGGTTCTCGCCATATTCTCCCGTACCCGGGAAATCCCGGCGAGCTCCATAGGGGAACTGCAGGTAATAGGAGTAGTACGGGAACTGTTCCATACACTAGGCGCAACCGACATCATGGCGTCCGAATACGCCGCAAAGGTGCTGCGCCGTCTTCCGCCCGGGATGCACCCGGTATTGTCCGATGGCCTGAAGGCTTTCCTCGACAACAAGGTAAGTCCCGGCCTCCTGCACAAGTACGACATCTCGCCCGATGACCTGGTCACCGGCTGGAACTTCGAGTGCCTGGAGGACCCAAGCACGCTGGAATCGTTCAGCATAGGAGCCAGTGTTGAATGCGAGCACCATTCCCGCTGGGAAAAGCGGAAAGCGGAGAAGCCGTGGAACCCTACCCGCGGACCCGGCACCAAGTTCGCCGACGACGAACTCGCCGCCGCCCTGGGCGAGCAAACCGAGACCGAAGAACCCGAAGAAAAAAGTTCAGAAATCGACTCACTGATGGAACTCTAAGGGCTTACTTTTTTACTATATTTGGACTACGACCGTAATACGAGGTTAATACATGAACATGACATCAGAAGAAACAGTAACTGAAACCCCAGAATCCGGTAACGCACCGCAAATGACGCCGGAACAGTTCGAGAAATTCCGTAAACGCTTGGTGGAAATCCAGAACGACCCAGAGTTCATCCGCAATATGCAGAACCGCCAGCGCATCAAGGCAGAATTCGAGAACATCATGGCTATGGACCCCGAGAAGCGCAGCAAGCTCCTCTTCACCATCCAGTGCCACCGTATGACCGCATGGCACGAATCCGTTGAACGAGCCCGCAATGCACGTGAAAGGAAAGAATCGATGAACTAGTGGGTTAGGGGGTAGGCAAATGGCACCCGAGAATGATAAGGTCCCGCACTGGGAATCATTGATTGCGGCAAAGATGCGCCCTTGCGCTACGATATGCGAGGTGGAGGACCCGGTCCGGCGAAACAACCTCGAGAAAACCAGGCGCTGGCACAAGGAACACCCGGAATACGGAGCCGAATACTATGCCGAGCACCGCGAGAAGATGCGCAAGGCATCCGACGAATGGAAGAAGGCTCACCCGGAATATGTCAGGGAAGCCGCCAGAAGATACCGAGAGAAACACAAGAACGACCCGGAATACCGGGCGAAAAAACAGGCTTACGACCGTGGCTACCGGGAACGTAAGCGTCTCCTGAAACAACAGGGCCCTATGGAGTGTAGCCAAGAAGAGCAGGCGTGAGCCTGCTCTTTTCTGTTATCCGAACAGCCTTTTAGCCAGTTCCTCGAGGAACGGCCACAGGTCTTTCGTCGGGAGGACCTGGCCGGCCGCGCCGGGGTGACCGCCTCCTCCCATTCCCATCTCGGATATCGTCTTGCCGAGGTTGATATCCTTCCTGGTCGTCCTCACGGAAATCTTGGTCATGCCCGGTGTGGATTCAACCGGATTGCGCATGACGAGCCAGTCGTACCGCTCGCCTAGCCTGATTGATATGTCGCTCAGATAGTTGTCGCACTCGATGTAGCACCCGTTGTGCGGTAGTTCCTTTTTGTTGCAGGCCTCGATATACTCGGTAACCTTCTGGTCGTGGTCGGCCATGATTTCCTCGTCGTCCGGAGGGAGCCTGTACCCTTCCATACCGTCCATGTACTTGTCAATGAAGTTGTGGAACCCGTGGATATAGAGCAGGTTGTTCAGCCTGTCGGACAGCGGAATCATCTTCCTAATCCACATGTCGTGGTCGTTGGTCACCTCACAGAGTGACCTGAGGTGCTCAAGGTCAGCCATGTCGCTGAAGTAGTCCAGGCAGTTGAGCGCACCGCACTTCCCGGTGTCGATGTAGTAAGTGCCGAGAGGGTCATCCGGGTGGTCCTTTGCCTTCTGGTGGTGGTCGATTACGAGGAACGGCTTGCCCACGAAATGGAGGGCGTCGTACATCTCGGTATCCATCTCGCCCGGGCAGTAGTCGGTAAACACGATTACGTCATACCGCTTCCCGAGGCTGCGGAGCTCGTCGACGGCCGCCTGGTACTTCGGCCCCGGCCTGTAGTTGACCTGCCTCACCGACACGTCAGGGAACATGTTCTTCATGACAATGCCGGCGACCGCGCCGTCAAGGTCGTCATGTGTGAAATTCAGCACCTTCAGTGAAGGGTCCTTGAAATTGAAGTTCTTCGCCTCGGTGTACCCCTGTTCAAGGGCACCGGCCAGTTCCGGGTCTTCCGGCATTATTCCATCTAGCTGCATATACATATCCTTACGCCCTGCTTACCATGTATCCAACGTTGGACTTCGGGTCGGGCTCACCCCTGTCGAACACGAACCCGGCACGCTTATAGAACGGGAACGCTTCCCTCTTGGCCACAAGCTTCACGTCGTCGTACTCGTGCAAAATCTTCCGCAGTATCATGCTGCCGTAACCCTTGTTCCTGTAACCGGGAGCCACCTCCATGCACCATAGTTTAGCATAGAGGCTGTACCCGTCGGGGTCCACTATGCCGATTCCGACCACCTTATCCCCGTCACGCATGACGTAGGCGGGTAGCCCGGCGAAATCATTCTTGTCCATCATCGCTGCCATCAGCGCGAGGTCTTCATGTCCCGGGATGTCCTTGTAGCTTCCGGGAACTGTCATAACGTCTAGTGTTGCCATCCAAAATGACTCGGATACGAGTCTACCACCCCATACACGGTGCAAGGTTCCTCGACATCCCTCCAGTTTTCAATCTTGTTCGAGTTTACCGGCTTGCCTCCTGGAGGCACGGCCAGGGTTATGTGCGGTATCGCGTTCTTGGACCTGATGTTCCCGGACACTCCAAGGGCGACGGCTTCGTCGGAAATGCCGAGAGAGACAACCTCGAACTCGACAGTCTTGCCGAGGAAGGTGGCTATGTAGTCGAACACGTCCTTGTTGTCGGAAGGGTCGCCGAACGACAGTGTACAATGGTTGCAGTAGGTCCTCCACCCGTCGGGAACAAGGTGGCCGAACCTTTCCATCAGGAACACCTTGGATTCGTCGCTGAGGAAGGCACCGAAATACACCGGCATCTTCCCGTCGCCCAGGTCCATCATGTTGCGCTGG